CATCTTCTCCATGACCTGCTGCTTTTGCGCCGCCGCCTGCTGATGCTCTTTCAGCATCTCCAGCAGTTCGTCCTTGTTCCGCAGGTTGCTGGCGGCGATCAGGATCTCCGGCGGGATCAGGCCCGGTTGCGTGCCCGCGAGCTGGATGAGAACCTGGAACTGTTCCGCCTGAATGCTTGGAACGTCAATTCCTTCCTCGATCGTGATGTCGATGTCCATGTCCGTGATATCGTTGTCGATCCGTATCACCTGTTGAAGGCGTGGGTCGCCCGGCACGATCTGCATCTGTTGCATGGCGGCGGCGCGCTGCTGCTCCGGCATCGCCGCCAGCTCGTCCATGAGCCTGACCGGCTGGTTGATGCCGACGTATTTCGTTGTTCCGAGGTCGTCGGTGACGCGCACCCAACGCCCCGCGCCCCAATATTGCCGCGCGGCCATCCACGCCACCTGATACAACTCCCGCGACCACATCCGCAGCGTGTCCGCGATCGGCTCGTGCGCCGCCGCGCCGCCCGCCTGCTGCGCGAGGATCGCGCGCCCCGACAGTTCGCGCGGATCAGTGCCGGACATCGAGGCGTTAGGCCCCGAAGCCTGCATCTCGGCCGTCGCGTGCTGCATCAGCTTGAACTGACCGTCCGCCATGTCGTTGCCGTTCGTGATCTCGAACCGCAGACCCGGATTGACGACGATCACGCCGTCAGGCCGCGCCACCTCGCGCCGCGCTTTATCGACATCGGCGACCGCGCCGTCTTCCAGAATAACCTGCGCCACACTCAGCGAATGTAGCAGTTTACTGCGCCGTTTGTTCACCTCGTCCTGAAGGCTGATCAGGTCGCGAACCATACCGTAACGATTGTTCTCCCGGTCAACGTGCGCCGACGCCATGATCAGGCCGCTGGCCGACGTGCCTTTGTTGCTCAGGAACGGCGACCGCATCGGCTCGGCCAGGAAGCCAACGCGGGTCAGCGTGGCAACCCACCATTCGTTACGCTCCTGCCAGTGGCATTGCACGATCCGCACGCGCTCGCGCTGACTGTCGCACCAGACAATTTCGTTCGGCCTGTCGGTATAGGAGCCAGTCTGCGTCTGAAACGTGTCACTGATGAGGTCTGTCGCGTCGGGCCACGTTTCGTCGGCCTGATCCCTGTCCATCCAGATCACGATGCCTTTGTAGCGGGCGTCGCTAAAGTCCAGTCGCCTCGAATGTGGGTCCCAAAACAGCCGATCGTAAGGCACCTCGGTGATGGTGATGTTCGCGCCACCCTTCCCGTCATCCTCCAGGCCGAGTTCCGCGCCGCCCACGCCCTCGACCATCAGATTTTCGTAAACCAGAGACCTGATCAGCGGAAAGTTGTTGTCGTCTGAAACATAACGCAACGCCTGCGTCGCCGCGTCCGCCTTACCCTCGTCAGCGGGATTGCGAGCGAAGGCTTTTGGGTCCGTGCGTGATTTGCGCTCGAGACCGCACATTAACTCCACTTTGCGGCTGCAATAGTTGATGGTGATTTCCGGCTGGCCGCGCGCCTTCAGGGCCTCTTGCTCAGCCGCGCTCCACTGGAAGCCGCACACGTAATCGCGATCACGTTGCGACCGCTTGCGGCCGTCGTTGGTCGCCGTCTCGGCGTCCTCGAACCACCGCACGATGCGCGCGTGCAGGTCGTCCAGATCACGCGGGTAAACATCGATGGTGGTAACGGGACCGCCTTTCGGGCGCGATGCCTCGGCGGCCTCTGGGTCGGTCGGCGGGTCGGGGTAGAGAGACTGGCTCATGGCGGCGTCCTTACGGTGGGCCGTCGCGCGTAGCCGCTGACCGTGACCTCGGCGCCGCCGATGGCGAGGGCAACGAAAGCGGCGATCATGAGCTTGAGTCCGTCACAAGGCCGTATGCGGCCAGCGCCGTCAGCAGGCTCGTAAGCGCCGCGTTGCCGGCCTTCGCGCCCGTCACCGTGGGCCGGGCCGTGACCGGCGCGTGGCCGAACACACCGAGGCCGCCCACCATGCGATCCGCCAACTGGCTGACGCCGCGCACCGACAGTTGGCCTGCGTTGACGATCGGGGATTGCGAACTCGTCCAATAGTTCGGCACGCCCAGTCCGATCGAGCCGCCCGACCAATGCACGATCGGCGCCGATGACCCGCCTGTCGGCATATAAAGTGGCGTCGCCGCCGGAGACGGGCCACCTTGCACCGGAAGCGCGGTGAAATTCGATAGTTGCCAGCCGTTCGAAGCGTTGGCCGAGCCTATTACCGCGCCATAGACGCACATATCGGCATCGAAATTAGCGATCCAACCGTAACCCGGCAAAGTCCCCGCGCCGTCGATGCAATACAAACCAGCCCACTTGATATAACAGCCGCAATTCACCATCGAAACAGCGTCGGCGCGACCGAACTTAAAGGCCACGCCGTTGTTGTTCATCACCCAGTTGTCCATGTTCTGCCATGGGAACAATCCGAAGGCGCTGTCGTAGAACACACCGCACCAGATGTTGTTGAAGTATGTTACGTCCCCGGCCTGATCGACATCGACGCACGTATGGTAAGCGCCGATGTAACAATTCGCCACGATGCAGCGCCCGCTCCGGACGGAAACGCCGATGAAAGCATTGATCAACGTCACGCCGCTCATCCGGCTGGGAGACTGCATCAGCACCATTGGAGGCGCCACGACAGGGGCCGTCGCGGTCGGTGCTACCTGAAGCGGATCGTAAATAATGACATCGAACAATCCATTGCTGGTGTTCAACTGAATGAGCGGCGCGCCGTGCGAGTTGACCAGTAGCGTCGCGCCGATCGGTTGCACCAGGAACGACGGGCCGCCAACCGGCGGGTCCAGCGGCCCCGGCACCGCACCCCGGAGAACAACGCCCGGCGACACGATCAGCGGGTCGATGCGATACAAACCGGCGGGAATAACAACGAGGTTTGTCTTCGTGTCGTAAGCCGCGCCGATCGCGTTGTTGAACGCCAGCGTGTCATTGGCCACGCCGTCGCCCACGGCGCCATAATCCCGAACATTGAGACCGCCATTCATGCCGCCCGCGTTGGCGATGGCGGCGTTGAGATCAGCGGCGAGCAGCGCGTCGCCAACAGCCCAGGGGTAGGTCATGCCGTCACCGCCTGCATTTCTGTGTTGGAGACATGACTGCCGGACCCAGCGGCCGCGTGACGGGAACCGACGTGGTGGGAATGTAGGATGTCTGGAACGCGCCCAGTTCGGCCTGCGCCCCAAATATCAACAATCCATTGGACGCATTGCCTACATATGACGGCGCCCAACCTGAGTTGGGAGCATTAGAACAAAACAGATAAAGCGTCCCCGTCGTCAACGCGCCAATGCCTGTTGTTATCCCGCAACGATATGTTCCACCACTGATCGCCTGTATGGACGCGGTGCCGACGACACCCGTGCCATCCGCCGTGTTCGCGCCTGATATCGAGCCAGTCTGGAGATCGAATGTCGCGTGAGAACCGTTGCTGCCCGTGTCTCTGAACGACAACTGGAAATAGCGTATCTGCTCCATGCGCGCGTAGACGGACAACGTATATGTCGCGGACGCGGTAAGCCCGGCCAAAGCCTGCCCCAAATAGTGCGCGGAGTTAGCCGTTGTCTCCGTCATCCGCGTGAATGTCGCCGTGCCGTCAGGCGCACCCGCTTGTCCTGGCGTGAGCGTGACAGCGACCGGCGCTCCCCATCCGCCAGCCGTGAAATTGTTGCTGTTGAGCACGATATTCGTTCGCGATTCCTCCGGTGCGTCGGTGACACACTGCCCATACGCCGCCGTTGGAAACGCGGCCCCGGCCAACAGCAATGAGCGGCGGCTAATCACCATTCCCGTGCCGCGAACGCCTGCGCCGTCGTCGCGCCAATTATCGAATACGCCTGGCCGGACGCGGGACTCATGCAGAGGAACTGCTGATTGACCGGGATCAGGATCGAGGGCGGCCCCGCGACCGCTGTCGCCGTCTCGGACACCCAGAGGCTCCCGAGCGACTGATTCTGGATCATGCAACCGTGTCGGCCAGGGAACGCGGGAAGCGCGACCTGGGCGGTGCCGCCGGTGGTGATCGTGCCGGATCGGTCGGCGTAAGTAAGAGCCTGCGCCCACGCCACCGAGGGCGACATGAGGGCGGCCAGGATTAGAACGCGGATCATGTTTTGTCCCCCTCGATGACGTTTCGTATTGAGTTCTTACGCACGGTGGGGCCGAACAGGTCTTCCTCGATCACTTCGCGGAGCGACCCCTTACG